ATTTTTTATAACTAATCCTCCACCTGTAGATCCTGGTGAAGATTCATCAGTGAATGAAGTATCAGAAGAACTAAGAACAACGTTAAACTCACCCGTTACTTTCGCACCCGTCGCTGTCGTCTCGAAACTGGGGCTTGATCCAGAGGCAGCATCGAAATATAATTTACACGCCCCTCCATCAATAAAGTCAGCTAATAAGTCAGTATGGTTTGCTCCTTTGAGTCTTAGTCCAGCTCCTCTTATGAATAATTCACTTGAATAAAGATTATCAATGTAATTTGTATCGCTATAATGATAGATCTCTAGGTCTTGTCCATCACCTATTTTTAATTTAGAGGAAGGTGAATCACCATCTATAGATACGCTTGCTGCAAAAGTGGCGCTTTGACTTGACGATACAGTCAAAGCAGGTGTCATTGCTCCCGTACTATTAGCAGTACTAAAGACTAATTCTCCGGGTATTTGATTCTCTGCTACTGTTCCATCAACATTCGCGACAATTAAAGCAGCTTGAGTTTGAATATCGGTCCCATCATCACCAGCAAATCTTATACCGCCTAAATTATCACCACCATTTGTACTCCAAACCGCAGTACCGGGAGTACCGTTAGCCCCTCTTGATTTTCCAAGAACTATATGAGCACCACCAGAGTTAGTAGAATACCCAGTAAAAGAAGCTAAAATAACATTTGCTGAAGCATGAGTTTGTAAAGAAGCACTTGCGGTCGAGCCAACAGGAATACTTGAGCTATGTCCAACAAGCAACCGACCTGAACTATCTACTCTTGCTTTTTCACTACTATTAATTTGAAAGCTTAAAGCTCCTCCAAAACCTGCAACAAGATCTAATTCATAGCCATCATTTTTAATCCAAGCTTTATTGGCATCATTAGCATTATTTCTGAATACTATTTTACTTTCTTCATTTGTAGCATCACCAATTAAAACGATAGCCTGTCCTGTTGATCCCGCTGAAAGAATAGACAAAGGGAACCCAGATGTGCCAGTGGTTCCAATACCTAAACCATTAGCATCAGCAGTTAATCTTGTTGTTCCTCCAGCAGATAAATAAACAGTATTAGTTGCAAAGTAAACACCTGAATCTGTATCAGATCCCGTCAATGCTGGAGCCGCTGCCGAAGCATTAGGTAAGACTAAAGGGTTAGAAAGTGTTCCTCCAGACTTAGCTAAATAATTTGTATCCGAAGTTGTTCTTTCTGCATCCGTAACAGCTTTTAATCCTGCAGGTGTAACAGTTCTATCTGTTGCTGTACCGGTTGTTGTCTCAGCGTTTGTTGCATACTCACTTATCCCGGCAAGTGTTGTTGATGCAGCGGGAGTTGTTATTGATCCCGGTCCTGCAAGTTTTACAATCGAATTATCACTAGCCCTTACATATAAACCCAGAGAATTAACATGGAGGTTTAACGCAGGTTCCCCAACTTCTATATGGGAAGTTGTAGGAACAGAATTTTCAACGACACTGTTCTTTAACTTGATTTTAATAGCCATAATTGTGGAAGCTTATGCAAGCGATGGTCGCCTATATCCATAGGTGATTTTAGTTTAGCTCACTTGACCAAGTTAGGTTAATAAGTACCGCCGACTATCTCCGATACGTTTGTCCAAGATCCACCAGCTTGCAATTCTAAAAACTGTCCTGCTGTTGCTGTCGAAATAGTGACATTATTCAAATCATCCAATCCTATGGTTGGTGCATCTCCCGCATTTATATCAACTCTTTGCCATCCAACTAGACCATTACATATAGCCCAATCTCCCACGGTAAAACTGACCCCGCTTACAACAGAAGTTCCGCTACCTGCAACGGTACATACCGCGTAAATTCCAGTTAAAGCGGCTGTTCCAGCGGGTAAAGCTGTACCCGCAGTTAGTCCGGCAGATACCCCAAATGTTGTAAGAGTTCCGATAACACCCGAAGTCCCATCAAAAGTACCCGCATACCTGAGATTTTCTTCTGCTAATCGACCAAAACCTACGGCATACCAAGAGTTTCCGTTGAATATGCGTAGCTGACCAGTGGATTCCTGTAACCAATAAACGCCGGAAGGTAGGTTACTGATGTCAGGTTGAGCCTCTTGTATAAACGAGATCGCATTACTAGCCAACTTATCCATCGTCACCGCATCGTCAGCGATGAACGCCGTTCCGAAAGTTCCACTGCTAACTTTCGATGCAGGTATGGCTGGAATATCATTAGCTACTAAAGACCCCGCTGATGTGACTATCCCCTTACTTGAAACTGTTACCTTTCCATAAGTACCGCTGGCGACACCACTATCTACAAGACTTAAAACCCCGTTACCGTCTACGGTTATGGGTGCGCTGGCTGTTGGAACCTTAACCGCCCCAAGAGCAGTCGTCGAAGATACAGGTAAATCCGAACCTACTAAAGCTTGAGTAGCTGTTATTTGTCCAAAGCTATTAAACGTAAACCCAGATACGGTAGCAGCCGTAATTGAATTTGATATTGATAAAGCCCCTAATGCAGTAACAGATAAACCGCCTGCGACTGGAACAGAAACAGCACCAATATTACTAACTTCGGCTTCTGGCAGATCACTAGGTACGAGAGCCGAAGTACTGGTAATCAACCCTTCGCTGTTGTAGGTAATTCCGTTTCTTGAAGCTGCTCCACCTACAGGAGAATTATTAATACCAAGATTATTTCCCGAAACATTAATCGAGCGATCCAAATTACTTGCACTTAATTTAACTGGTAAAATAGTTCCATCTGTTATTTTAGATCCCGCTATACCACTAGCAATTTTAGCGTCCGTCACTGCTAAACTAGCAATAGCCGCCGTGTCCACAGAATTGTCTGACAGCTCTATACTCGTCACGCTATTTGTAGCTAACTGAGTCGAAGTTATCGTTGAATTTAATAACTTTGTACCTGCAATACTTCCCGCTAATTGTGCATTAGTAATCGTCCCACTAAGGTTAGATGTTAGATAACCCGTCGAATCTGATAAATTAAAAGCGGGTGTTGCATCAGACCCACCAAGACTTATAGCTACTCCCCCTAGTGTTATTGAAGAGTTAGTAAGCTTATTGTTTGCAATAGAGCCTGCTAACTGAGCATTAGTAATCGTTCCTGATAAGTTAGATGCAGCATAGTTAATAGCCGAACTTAGATCAAAGGCTGGTGTTGCAGTTGTGCTTCCTAAAGTTAAAGAAACGCCACCAACAGATATAGAGCTATTTGATAGTTTGCTATTGGCAATACTTCCCGCTAATTGGTCATTAGTTATAGTACCTGTAAGACTAGAAGTAGGGTAATTTGTTGCGCTAGTTAGATCAAAAGCGGGTGTGGCTGTTGTTACGCCAAGACTTATACTAACTCCTCCAATTGTCATGGAAGAATTAACTAGCTTACTGTTTTCAATCGAACCAGCTAATTGTGCATTAGTTATAGTGCCTGTAAGACTAGAGGTTGGATAATTTATCGCACTGGTTAAATCAAAAGCGGGGGTTGCATAAGTTCCTCCTAAACCTATATTTACGCCCGCCAAACTTATATTATTATCTGCTAATTTAGAATTAGCTATTGAGCCCGCTAATTGAGCATTAGTAATCGTTCCACTAAGACTAGATGTGGGATAATTAGTCGCGTCAGTTAGATCTAGGGCTGGTGTTGCATCCGTTGAACCGAGAGAAACTGTCAGGCCGCCAAAACTAAAACTAGAATTTTGTAGCTTATTATTTGTTACCGCTGAGTCTGCAATCGTTGCCGTAATAATCTGCGATGCTGTTAACGGGTATTGAAGAGCTGTAGGCGGTATAGAGTTGTTATCGGCTAAAGCTAAACCTTGCGCTACTAATTCTTTAGCTTTTACTTTCTTAGTTTGGCTTGCACTTAAATCTGCTAGAGCTAATACATCATCTGCTTGAATACCGCTTCCAGCTAAGTAATCTAACTGGCTAATCTCAAGATCTGGCATGGTCTACTTAACTCAATAAGGTCATCATATATTAATTCTAGTTCGTATCTTCGAGATAAAGCTTACTACCATCTTCTTGAAGGAGTAAATCTCCGCTTTCTTGTAGTATTGCCTCTTGAGGTGCGCCACTTTTTAGTTGGAAAGGGCCGCTGGTTACAAAATCAATCTTAGTTGATATGACTCCCTCTGTCTGAACCGAGACAGCAACATTAGAAACTAAGCAATCTGCTTCGTACCAAATACTGTTAACGTCGGCAGATCCATTGTAGTAGATGAAAAATTGACCCTTAAAATCTGCCCCCTGCTCCATTCTTAATATCAATTGAGCTAGATAAGATGGAAACTCTGGTGCATTTGCTGTGTAGTTTGAATCACACATCAAATATTGATGCTGCCACAAGCAATTTAAGGTTCCTTGACCTGATATAAGACCACGATCAAATTGCGCTTTAAACTCGTCTCCTAAATTAGTTAGATCAATAGAGTCTCTTGCTGTTGTTATCTCAAAGTCCTTAATATTCGCCAAGCACCTATAACGATTATTTTTTGTAACTAACTTTATTTGTTTAGCTACGGAAGGCGCAACCAAAATACTAGCTTCCGCTTGCCTACCCTCTAGGGCTAAAGCAAACGTATTAAATAGTCGAATACCTCCAACCTCATCTACATGTATATACCTTCTTACATCAGGATAATTATGACCTGATACTAAATCTAAATTTGTCCCGTCTACAGTTGAGATATCGACTTGATCACCGGTTATAAGAGAATTAGGAAAAGTATCAACAGAAAAACGCCGCTTAGACACGTTGACATCATTCGGATCTAACTGAGTGATAATCCCCGAAGATGCTGTATCTCGTCTTAATTCAACAAGACCATTTGAACCAAAATAAATAGCCACTGATTACAGAGCTAGAGCTGTACCCAACGGTGCGCCATTCGCTTCAAAACTTATATCCGCAGCTAACACCTGACCTACTGCATTTGTCATCGCAAGGCTTGTTATGTACGCAGAAAGCTCTATAAAGCGTCCTGCGGTGGAGCCATCTTTAAACGCTAATTTCAATGTCACACTTTCTGACGAAGTAGCAGCCTGAGCACCTCCTGTAGTTCCTCCTGAAGGTTTGATGAACTTCTGTAGCAACGTAGAAACACCGCCTGCCCCTGTGTCAGAACCGGAGTCGGAGTAATAGTAAATAGAGCAGCTACCGGTAATACTTCTAATTCCTGGGATAATTGTTCGATCCTTATCCTCAAGTGAAACTGTTTCAAGTACCGCTTGGCTGGCTGTAAAAGACCAAGACCTTACTTTCGCCACAGCGGTAGCACTTCCATCTACGAATAATTGCCCGTCTTGTCCTGAATAAAAATTAGCCATTCGAGCTTAACTTAACTTAGTGACATTATTCTAGTCCCCATCAAGGCAAGCTACAAATTTACAAGAAACATTATTGATTCCGGGTTGAACGCTTGTCACTTTAGGAGGCCCGTCATATCTCCACTTAACTCCACTACTCGCTCCAAATATAACTTGGTTATTTAAATCGGTGCTTTCTATACCCTGCAAACCTCTATTAGATGTAAAACTTAAGTAATCCCAATCACTATTAACCGCTATATAGTTGTTAATGATGTCATTTACTTTGTCATCCGAGATATTTGTAAACCCTAGACTCAGCTTCGCATTAACAGCTTTATTTCCATAACGGATGATAGTCTTAGCACCGTTTTGAGCTTCAAAAACTGTTTGAGGATATTCACCAGCAGTAAAAGATCTACTACTAGGAGAAATAGCAGGAAAGAAAACTTGTGCCATTATGCGAAATCAGAAGCCGTCCAATCAAGAATAGCCAATTTACCCGTCGCAGTTAAAGGTACGTGACTAGCCGCTACCTCTATTAATCCCTCTTCTCCATAACTAAGTGACTCAACTTTATAAACACGATCTGATTTATTTGTTCTCTTCACTGTAAATACACTGTTAAACACATCGCTAAGATCTGTTTTCCCGTTAATGACTTGTATCCTAGCTGGCTCTACTTCCTCCATCCCTGATCTCCAATAATAAATATCAACATCGCTTAAATTAGATTCGCCTATTGACTGAACAGTACCATCAGAACTAATAGAGCCATTATCAAACCGGCTAGTATGAGTACTCTCTGAGTAGTACCTAAAGTAATTTCCGGGTTCTAAGAACATCGCATCTTGGGGTGTCGTCTCAAAAGTGATTCCGTGATCAACGAGCTGTCTTACCCGAAGCGCATAACGTAGGAAAGCATAAGCGTGAGCCGATGAAGTACAGAAGTTAGACAGATCAAAAGTCTCAATGGGATCCTCTGCACTTCCTACTGGGTAATCAGCTTGACTTTGCACATCTGCTAAACCTAACTCAACTACTTTTGTTTCTGGAAATCCATTCTCTGTCTCATGTCGATATAAAGCGCGACCTTTAAATAACTGCCTCTCCTCTGCATTTAAAAAACTAACCTTCAAACTTTTTGTATTGCCATCAGTAAATAACGCTTTAATTTTTAAATCACTTGTTCCATCAGGATCGCTAAAACTTGCCGAAGCATTAATCGTAAAATCAGAGTTATAAGGTACGGAAGGAATTAAGGAGAACTTACCTCCTAATATCGTGAAATCTAAGAAACAATAACCAGACATCTCAAATATAAACTCTCTTAAATTCTGCCCTTCTGTAATAACGCCATCCCAGTAAAAACCATTAGCTTCGCAGAACTTAGCGGCGTTAGTCATACGATCTTTATCTACACCTTTAGGACCAATTAAGTCTCCTGCACCTAGTTCTGAATCAGTTAATAGCGTATAAGCAATCTCTGGAAATAGGTTTGTTGCTTCTATGTTGTTATTGATTAAACGCTCTACCTGTATTCCCTTTTTTAAATATGCTGAAAACTGTGAAAAAGAGGACCATTCTTTTGAACTATTTAAACGTAACCCTGTATAAGCAAGACCTAGATAATCAATGTTGTGACTCTTATGCAATTCATTGCAGTACACCAATTCATGCTCAGGTCTAGTTAAATGACTGGATTGTTCAGAGTCATAACGAACAAAATCAGAAATAGCATCATAGGGATTTAGATTTCTACCGATAGGCCAAGGATCATCTGTTACTAATGCGCCTGAGTCTGTTAAAACCGTAACCTGTATAGGTGCGTCAGAAGCATGATTAGGAATAGTAAAGCTAACCTTATCTCCTGTTCTGTAACCTGAACCCGGATTTTTTACCTGCCAAGTAACGCTATAAGGCGTGTTTTGATAAACCGTTACCGTTAATGTTAAACCTGTTCCATTACCGGTAATAGTGGTTGTGTTCCAGTCATCATGGACAGTATTTGCATCTGAGCTTTCCCATTCATACTTTCGTATCGAAGCAACCTTGTCACTAAAATTATGGTCGGAACAATCGCCAAATTCGCATCTCACTGTACCTATCCGGTACTGATAACCATCTTCACCTATGACTGAATATTCTTCTTTATCGTAAGCATCTTTTATGTAATAAGGAAACTGTACCTCAGTAGCTTGTTGACTCCAAGGATAACTAGCTCCGGCGGTTTTTGTCGATAGTACTCCTACTACTTTAGTAGACCCCCAATGATGTCTCCCTGACTTTGTACCCCAGTAAAATGTCGCTGTCTTTGTATAACCTTGTTTATGCTTACCACTTGAGTTAAATTTAACGCCCATCACAGGCTCATGGTAATCGTCGAAGTTATACGTATCGTAAGCTTGCTCTTCTACAAATTGCCAACCCTTAGATATAGGAACGCCATTGTTATTATCATTTGAACTTAGTGATAAAACTCCAGAATCCTCAGTGTCTTCTAATTTTGGTAGTTCTCCTAAATACCACTCTGGATTACTAGCTCTATTACCGGTTAATTGATATAAGTTTCCGGAATAATAGGTATCGAATTTAGTGTCAGTGCTTTCTACTTTGCTTAAAGAGTTTTTCTGAAATAAGCGAACAGTTGTTATTGCATTGTCTTGTAATTCTCTTTGTATTAAATTGCCGGGATAAGGTACAAATCTAAATTCGTATTGATGCGTCTTTTCATGGTTAATGCGAATAAAATTATATTGTGGCTGTGGTGCGTTACCTCTAACGGCGAAAGGAATACCATTATCTAAATACTCCCATGTGGCTATCGGATATTGACCAGCTATACGACCTTGCAATCTGAAAAAGCTATAACGATTGATGTACTTAGACATCTGACCCAAGGAGATATTACCGTTGTCGTTTTCGTAGTTTTTTACCGTACCGGGTTGTTCATAAGTGATATGACCGGGATGACTATTAGCATTAGGAAAACCTGTGATCTGTCTCCATACGGTTGACTTAATTCCTATCTCTGTAACTTCGCACTTAGTATTTGTCGTTATCGTACCTAATGCAGCTCTTTGAATGACGGTTAATTCATAAGGATGATGAGCTTTTTCTATACCGTCAGCCCTTACATCAAATATACCCGTATCCGTAAGATCAAAAGTTGCTTCTACTGTTGTATTGGTGTCAGGTATCCATATCTTATTGCCATCACCATAATTAATCTTTTTACAAACAGCTAAGGCCGAACCAATGAGATAGGAATCTCCCATCGCTAAATTGTTATCTGCATTAATTCGATCAGCATCTACAGATGACTTAACATCTTCCATCCCCCACGGATTAAATTCATCGTCAAAGTGTTCTTGCGTTGCGGGATTTTGATCTGAAATTACATAAGTTACCGTGTCGCCTACTGCTGTACCTGTAGATGATGTGACCGCTGCATATCTTGGGAAAGCTGTTTCTATCTTGTTTCTTTTCTTATCTACGTCTGCTTTATTTTCATCAGATAAATCTTTACCTTTAAGAACTAACTCATAAGGAACCATAAACCTCATTGAGTTTGACATTGGAGCAAAAGCACCGAATTGAGTTTGACTTCCCGGTGTTCGAGTACCACTAACAATATTAGATACGGGTTGTCCTTCTCTGTCCCAGTGAACAGAAAATACATCCGCAGTATCTCCTATCTCAGGATCTAAAGTCCCTTCTATATATTTATCTGTATCCTTAATTCTTCCCCCGCTTAGTTTGCTGTAAAGAGCAATTTTTGCATTTGTGTAATTAGCTAAGGTTGTGTCTCCAATTGCATAGCCAGCAAAATCTGGATCTGCATCAAGAGTACCTTTAGATAATAAAAATAAACCTCTTAACTGTTGACCAGACCAATAACTACGCATCTGGGACCACAGTAATTTGGTATTAATTCGTATTCCACCGTGACCGTCCTCTCGTCTTGTAAAAACTAAGGGAATAATCTCACCTAAAGCTGCTAATTCCTGTACTGAATTAAAACCAGATTGTGGAGCATATCTTCGCTGCCCTGCTAAACCGGCTGTTGCTAAGGATGGTGGTGTCTTTGGTTGCTTGGGCTTTGGTCGTAAAAGATTTGATATTAAATTTATTGCTATTCCGATAACTAGCTGTAATACAACCTTTCCAAAGGGTGTGCCTAGAAAAGTAAGTACAGCAGCCCCATTCCGTATATCTGGTATTAACTCATATCCCTTAGCTCGCTTGCCTAGCTCTGACTCAGTTAAGTCAAGAAAGTAAAAATATTCAGCTTCGCTTAATCCGAGGGTGTTACAAAGTTCCGCTTCTGCGGGTAATAAAATTCTTCTACCTGTAATGCGCCGATGGGACTCCATCTCGCCGCCGACTCTCCGCAATTTAGCCATCCGTCCTCCCAGTAAATACAAAGGCCATAACCTTGTTCAGTTCTACAGAGTCCAACAGTACATAGTCTAAGGGTCTTTGTCTTAATTCCCCAAAGTTCTAGCTGCTCTTTAAAGATTGAATAGTCTTTTTTCCTTAATCGTCGATACCATTCTCTAGTCGGCTCCGGTGATCTAATACCGTAATTAAGTAATACTGACCTAGCTAAGGATAAACAATCAACTGCTTTGTTCTTCTCCGGTGTTGCCCCTAACCGGTATGGCATACCAATGATTTCAACAGGCTTCATACATTATTAATTTGCCCACTCGTAGGCAAGGCTCCAACAAGACTAGAAGTCAATATTGAAGTCGGGGCGTTACTACCCACTGCGTCAATTGCGGAACTCAATAAAACCTCGACAGTTTCAGGGTCATACGACATCGTTGCGGTTAGCCATGAATCATTCGTTAGTGTCCTCTCAACTTCTAATGTTGTTGGGTTTGCAATACAAACACTAACTTCAACATGCCACTTCTCTTTAACAGCTTGTCTTGCTCTATTCATCGCTAAGACATTATTAGAAAAGACTAATCCCGCTTCAATGTTGTCTCCCGTCCTATTCTTTGCTGCACCTTGATATAGAAAGGGTAAGTAGTAATATTTTTCAGCGGTTTCTGCACCTACAGACTGGTAAGAAAGGAAGTTACTTACGTTTTGGATATACTTCACTGCGTTAGTATCTCTTGATTCATTTGTTAGAGGGGTCGAAGTATCATCTCTTTTTGCATTTTGGTATAAGTCCTGAACAGTCCCGTAAGAATCTGTTAGACGAATAAAAGTAACTAAGGTCGTGATGCTCATAAACCTAACCTCGCTCTCTGACTACGAGAGTTTTTGAGTTGGCTAAGGACTTTACTTTGACCAGCTTCCGCGCCTCGTCTAGCTGCTGAGTTAATGATCTCAGGAACCGCAGACTTAGGAACATATTCTTGCTCATTAAATACAAGTGATGGCCCTGTGTAGTTAACAACTAACTCTGTTGAACCGCCGGCTTGATTACTACCCACACCGCCATCGCTACCATGAATAACTGCTTTACCTCTATTTCCCTGAGACCAGCGATTCATTGCACCGGCCATCTGAGACTCCTTAATGACATACTCTCCCTCACCCGCTTCTCCGATCAAACCCTTGGTTGGCCTATCTACGTAGCCTCCAGAGGAGAAACTTATAGAAGGAAAACCACCACTACTTGCAGATGACCAAGAAACAGCCGAACTCATGCTTGTGTTACCGATGATGTTGCCAAACTGCGCTCCTCCTCCAAAAGCACTCGATAGTGATTTAAATAACCAATTAGATGCTTGTGTTGCCATCATTTCGGCTGCTTTATCTAAGAAGTGCGCTGCTATGCGATCCAACATGCTTACAACAGCATCCCCAATACTCTTAGTACCTGAAACAACATCTCTTACTGCATCACCAAAAGCACTACCAATAGCGTCAGAAGCATCCTTAATTTGATTTAAGGGGTTCATTAATTCCTTTAATTTATCTTCGTAATCGTCAAGAATATCTACTATCTTCCCTCTGGTTATAAGTTCTCCGTCTAACGCTTCATTCAATTTTTCTTGCTTATCTATCTGATCCTCTAGAGCTTTCTTTTGGTCTTCGTTCATATCTTTGGTCAACTCTCTAAGCTCTTTATTCTTATCCGCTTGCTTTGTTCCTAAATTAAGCTTTTCCTCTAAATATTTAATCTCTTCCTCAAAACCTTTCTTAGCATCATCAAATCTTAAGTCCACCTCGGTTTGTTGTAGATCTTTTAGGAGTTGCTTAATATCCGCTTTATCACTGTCCTCACGATCAGGGAACTGTAGTTCTAACTCGGCTAGTTTCCTCTTTATTTCCGCTTCCTTTTCTCCTAGTTCTATCTTGTCTTTGGAATATTGAATATCAATTTCTAAGCGTCTCTTGATTTGTTCCCAATTCGCATTATCTTGCGCTTCCTTAATTGCTTTTTCCCGTTTTGCACGTTCATCTATATCCTTTTCTCCACTAATAATGCTTCTCTGCTCTTCGATTTTATCTTTTGAACCGTGAGTCCACTCCATAAGCTTTCCTTGTATCCCGCCTTTTTTAATCCTGTCGAGAATTTTTTCTAGCCTCTCTAATTCCTTTGCATTAGCAGCCTTCGCCATCTCAGTTAAACCATTTATCACATTTGCTGCAAAACTCTGG